GTCAGCGGGCCACACAGCGATTTTCTCGGGATTCAAGGGCTTCGTAGAGTTCTGTAAGACCCTGACCCTGGATACCGGTGAGCCCCTGGAGCTCGAGCCCTTCCAGAAGCTCATCATGCGGGCCTATTTCGTGGCACCCCCAGAGGGCGAAATCGTGGCGATATTGCCCTTCGGGAACGCCAAATCGACCCTTCTAGCCGCCCTGGGGCTCCACCACATGCTGACGACGGAGCGGGCGGAGTGCATCGTTGCAGCGGCGGCTGCCGACCAGGCCGGAATCATCTTCGACCAGATGGTCGCTTTTATCGATGGCTCAGACCTGCCTCTGGATGCTAAGGGCGGGATCCGGGTCATCTACCACAAGGGCGAGGGCCCGAATCGGCGGAAACTGGGCCGAATCCGGGTGATCTCGGCCGATGTGAAGAAGAACTCGGGGGCCATCCCTACGCTCGTTCTCGTCGACGAGCTTCAGGCCCACCCCGACGGATTCCTCTACAACATGTTCCGGGGCCGGCTGCACAAGCGACAGGCCCGGATGATCACCATCTCGAATGCCGGATGGGATGAGGACTCCTTCCTGGCGGGGTTGCGGAAGAATGCCCATGAGGACGAGTCATTCACCCGCAAGGGCATGATGAACCACGCCAAGATGGACGATATGGAGTTCTTTGAGTGGTGTCTGGGTGAAAAGGATGACCCACACAACGTAGCCCTTGTGAAGAAGGCCAATCCGCTCAAGCACATCACTCGGGAGTCCCTCCAGAAACGGCATAACACCAAGAGTCTCATCTGGGCGGAATGGCTTAGGGGGGCCTGTGGGATCTGGACGCTTGCTCAGACCCCTTGGTTGGCCGAGGAGGACTGGGACCGTCTCCAGGTTGATGTCGGGGGACTCAACAAGGGCGACACGGTGTATATGGCTGTCAGGGTCGGTGCTGGCGCGGGAATCGCCATGGCATCCCCCAGGAGCGACGGGAAGATCGCAGTAGGGGCACGGGTCATCCCCGCCCCTGAACAGGGCAGGCTGTCTCTCGAGGGGCTTGAGTGGACGATTAGGCGATTGGCCGAGGAATACAACGTTCAAGCGGTCCTGTACGACCCCAAATACTTCATGCGGTCGGCCGAAATCCTCCAACAGACCGGGATCCCGATGGAGGAGGTTGCTCAGACCCCCCCGCGCTACGCAGAGGCAACCGCAACCATCTGGCGGCTCATTTCGGCGGGATTGATCGTCCACGACGGGGATGAAGCTCTGAGGCGCGAGGTGCTCGCCGGCCAGACCAAAGAGACTGAACAGGGGTGGCGCTTGGTGGCGACCGAACAGACCAGAGCTCTCATCGCCCTAGCACTCGCGGTTCACCGGGCCAGCGGTGACATAGATACGCCGACCTACTGGGTTATGTGATGGCAGACCTTCGGGCGACTGATACTCAGTTCCGGTCGGTCCGGGCAAAGGCACGGAAAGAAAAGCGGGATTGGCTCTCAGATGGCTGGTCGTTGCCGGAGAGAACCCCGTATTTCAGCACTGCCGGCCCCTGGGTAGACACCTCGAGCACCCTGGGTCTCTCCACCGCCGGGGCTGCGATCCAGCTGGTTTCCGAGACCATCGGGATGATGCCGCTCAAGGTCTATCGGGGGGAGAAGCCCGAACAGGCCGAGGCAAGGGATTCGTGGCAGTGGTTCCGCCTCAAAGAACAACCGAATGAGGAGCAGTCCGCTTTCGATTTCTGGCAGGACGCCGGAGGATCTATCGAAACGGCGGGCAATGCCTTCATTTGGAAGGCACTCGCCCGTCGGCCGGTCCAGGACGAGGGCGACATCCAATTGATTCTTATCAATCCCGCCGATGTCTTCGTGAAACGGGACAAGGGCAGGAAGTTCTACGAAGTGCGCCGCCGGAACGGCCAGATGGAGCGCGTCCCAGCCTCTCAGATCCTCCATATCCGGGGTTGGACATCCCCCCCAGGGTCCGATGTGGGTCTCTCACCCATCTCCCTTCACCGGGAGACCCTCGGTGCCGCACTTGCTGCGAGGGACTATCAGTCACGGTTCTACTCGCAAGGAACCGCACTTCCGGGATTTATCGTGACCCCAGGGAATCCGAAACAAGAGGATATGGACCGCCTTCAGATCGAGTGGGCACAGCGCCATACGGGGCTCCAGAACGCCCATAGGCCTGGTGTGCTAGCGAATGGGGCTACATGGGTGCCAACCGGGATCTCGCAGCGTGACGCCCAATACATCGAATCGCAGCGGTTCTCAGCCGAGGAGGTCGCCCGGATTTGTCGGGTGACACCGGGGATGTTGGGGATTGTTCCGCAGGGTTCGGGCGGGAATGCGACGGCGAATGATGACTTCGACCGCTTCCTACAGGCCGATATCGGCCCACGGATCCGCCGTATCGAGATGGCGCTCATGCGGGATGTAGACCTGTTCCCATCCGGGGGCAATCTGTTCCCGGAGTTCCTGACGGCTGCTGTGCTGAAGCCGTCGATGACGACACGCTTCGCCGCCCACAAAGACGCTCTACAGGGCGGATGGGAGACGGCGAACGAGGTCCGGGCACTCGAGAACCTGCCGCCCAAGGAGGGTGGCGATGAACTACAGCAAACACCGGTCGGTGGGGCACCCAATAACCCCGCCACGGCACAGGAGACGCCGAATGGTTGACCAAGACCGTGAAATCAGGGTTTTGGGGCTCGAGGGCCTCGAAATCAGGCATTCAGGCCGGCCCAACGAGGGTTTTACCCTTCGGGGCTATGCGGCTGTCTATGACCAGACCTCCCATGATTTAGGCGGATTCAAGGAACAGATCGCCCAGGGGGCCTTCGATGAGGTGCTTGCCACCAATCCCGACGTTCATCTGACCTGGGATCACGACACGCGCTATGTCGCCGCTCGGACAAAGAACGACACCCTGCATCTGTCTTCGGATACCCACGGATTGCTCATCGACGCCCAGGTAGGCAACTACACGTGGGCCAAAGACTTGAAAACCGCCCTCGAGCGGGGCGATATCAACCAGGGATCATTCTCATTCAACGTTGCCCCCGATGGCGATGAGTTCGCCGCGGACGACGATGGCAACGTGATGCGCACGATCAATACCGTTGGGGCCCTCTACGACGTGACTGTGACGGCGCAGGGGGCTTACCCACAAACAAGTATGGCCGCGATGCGTTCGCTGGCCAAGGCTACTGGTCGTCCGCCCGAAGAGGTGGAGGCCGCGTCCGTCGCTGAGCCTGAGGCTGAGGGCGGGTCGGAGTCGCATGTGGGCTCCGTAGAGGCAACCGAGGATTTCATGCGGTGGAAGGAAGCCATGATCAAGAAGGCTGCTGCCCGCCAATCGAGCCTCGCCAAACTAGCCGAGAGGCTAGGGAAACAGCGAGAGGAAGGTAATGGGAGCGCTCAAGACGATTGAGGAGCTCCAGGAAGACCTTGCGGATGCCCAGTTGGAGTTCGACAAGACCAACGCGGCATTGGCTGGTCTCGGTCCCGAAGCGGATAACGAGACACTCCGTAAGGATCTGGAAGCTCAGTTCTCGAACAATGAGGCCGAGGTTCGGAAACTCGCAGGCGATATCAAACGCCTGGAGCGGATGGCTAAGGCCCTCGAGGATGTTCCTCGAGAGAAGGTCGAGGTTGGTAGGGAACCGAAGACGTACGAGAAGGGTGCCCGCAATGATGACGGGACCTTCCGTAGCTTCTTCCGCGACCTGCTGAACAGCAAAGAGGGCAATGTCTCGGCGGAGCAACGCATCGCCCGACACTCCCGAGAGATGGCGATAGAGCAACGCGCCGCTATCACCACCTCATCGGGTGGCCCTGGTCTGGTTCCTCCGCAGTATCTGTTGGACGAGTTTGCCGAGTTCGCTCGCGCAAGTCGGCCGTTCGCAGATGCCCTTGGTGGGCGTCCACTCCCTGACACGGGAATGACGTTCAACGTGCCGAGGGTGACCACTGGTACCGTGACGGCGGTCAAGACGGAGGGTTCAGCGGTGCAGATTGGTTCGACCGTGACGGACTACCTGTCCTTCTCGGTGAACACGGTGGCTGGTCTTCAGGACATTTCGAGGGAGTTGCTCGACCGTTCTGACCCCGCCACCGACACGGTGCTCGGTCAGGATCTTGCCGCGGACTATGCGAAGCAGCTTGACACACAGTTGCTCACGCAGGCCACTAACGGCATTACGGTCCTGTCGGGTGTCAACACCATTACCTACACCGACGCTACGCCTACCGCAGGAGAGCTCTACGCCAAGTTTGCAGACGCGATTCAGCAGGTGTGGACGAACCGCTTTGCATCCCCCACGCTGATCGTGATGCACCCGAGGCGTTGGGCGTTCTTCCTCGGTGCGGTTGATGGTCAGAACCGTCCTCTAGTGCTGCCAGATGCCCCGGCTGCGAACCAACTGTTCAACGCTATGGCAACGGGCTCTGTACAGACGCCGGCTGGTCTGGTTGGCGTGTTGATGGGATTGCCGGTCGTTATCGACCCGAACATCCCGATCACGCTGGGTGCCGGTACGAACGAGGACATCATCATCGTGACTCGCCGGGAAGACCAGCTTCTATTCGAGGTTGGTGCTCCGACGGTTTCGGTGGAGACGGGCGTGCTCTCGAGTAACCTCCAGGTCAGGATTCTGGCCTATGGCTACTTCGCGTTTACGTTCGCTCGCTACCTCAAGGCCACATCCAGGATCGCTGGTACTGGCGTTGCGGCCCCGACCTTCTAATAGGTCGGACAACCACTGGGGAAATTCGACGGGGGAGGGGCTTCGGTCCCTCCCTCACCCCAGAAGGAGGCTGTATGGCAGACCAAGAAGTCATCGACTCGCTGCTGAGAGAGCTTGCGAAGTATGAAGCCCAGGGGAACGAGGACAACGTGAGGGGCGTGAAGAACGAACTGGCCCGTCTGGGCTATAAGGCCGCAGCACCCGCCAAGAGGGCTGAGACACGGCCCGCTACGAAGGTAGCGAAGGAAGAGCGGTGAGGGTACTTGTCACCGGCGGAACAGGGTTCATCGGCAAGTACACCTGCGAGACACTCCTAGACCACGGGCATGAGCCGATCACCTTCGGTGTGACCCGGGAGTGCGACATCCTCGGCGACATCAGAGATGCATCAGCTATCGACCTCGCGGTGAGTACTTCAGATGCGGTGATGCACCTGGCCGGCGTTCTGGGAACCCAGGAGACGGTAGATGACCCCCTCCCCGCTATCGAGACCAACATTCTCGGTGGGCTGAATGTCTTCAAGGCAATCCGCCGCTACGAAGTCCCAGCGGTCAACATCGCCGCAGCGAACCACTGGATGTGGAATCCCTACTCGATCACCAAGAAGGCCGCAGAGCGCTTCGCCCTCATGGCGAACAAGGAATGGGGCACCAAGATAGCCCTGATTCGCGGCCTGAATGTCTACGGGCCCAGGCAGAAGGCCTACCCCGTGAAGAAGATTATGCCGAACCTCATCATCCCCGTTCTCGAGGGTCGGCCCATTGTCATCTATGGCGACGGTGAGCAGATCATGGACATGATCTGGGTTGAAGACGTGGCCGAGATCCTCGTTCGAGCCCTAGAACGGCCCCATGGCGTCTACGAGTCGGTCATGGACGCCGGTACGGGCCGGAAGACCACGGTGAACGAACTCGCCGAAGCAGTCGTGGAACTGATGGGCGAGGGAACCATCGAGCATGTCCCGATGCGCCCCGGTGAGGCCGAACACTCCATTGTCTTGGGTGATCCCACGACCCTACGGCCCCTCGGATGGTTCCCCGATGACTTCCTACCACTCGAGGATGGCTTGAAGCGCACGATAGCTTCCTACCATTGAACTGGCCCGAGGCCAATCGGGCGTTCTTCGACTCGAAGGTTTGGACAACATTACGAGACCGTCACGGCAACAGGATCCTGAAATACCCGACTGACCTGTATGTCTACGAAGAGATCATCCGCCGCACCCAGCCGGATGTGATCGTTGAGACGGGTAGCTTCGAGGGCGGTTCGGCGGGATGGTTTGCCCAATTCGCCGGCGTAATCAGCGTGGATATTAAGTCTCCGCTGGTCCCTATCCCCGGGGTGGTGTGGCTCCAGGGGGACTCGGTAGAACTGGCAGGCGAGGTCGCGGAACTGGTGAAGGGTCAGAACGTACTCGTAACGCTGGACTCAGATCACAACGCCTCCCATGTTCTAGCCGAACTCAGGGCATATGCACCCATCGCTACGAAGTATCTGGTCGTTGAGGATACGGCCGTAGATGAATATGGCATCGAATCGGACCATTACACCGATGGTGGGCCTGGTGCGGCAGTCAAGACCTGGCTAGCCAGACACAAGAAATGGGAACCCGATTCCGAATGTGACCGCTTCATGCTCGGGATGAACCCCGGTGGCTGGTTGAGGAGGGTGGGTTGATCGTAGCCGTAGTCCCGGTGGCCTTCTTCGCCGAGAGCCACATCGATATGACGGTTCGGTTCCTGAACAAACTCCATGATGAGGTAGACCGCATCGGAATCTGGCATAACGGCGGGACACTGGACGCCGCGGGCCACAGGATGTTAGTGCCCTGGGCCAATGTCGATATGTTCGATGCCCGTGGCTGGAACTTCTACAAGATGTGGAATGCAGGGGCGGCCTGGGCCCAGGACATCGGCGCGGATATAGCTCTGTTCCTGAACAATGACATCGAGTGGCCGCCTGGAGCCCTACGAGAACTGGGTGAAGCCCTAGACAGGGCTCCCGAAGACATAGCAGCGGCTTCCCCCGATCCGGCCTCAGACTTCAAGCCCGGAGTCCTGGTCGACATCAACGCCACACCGGCCTATCGGGGCCTTATGGGCTGGTGCTTCGCTGTTCGCCCGACCTATTGGCAGAACATCGATGAGCGCTATCAGGTCTGGTATGGCGACGATGAACTCGGCCTCCTGCTGAATCAGGCTGGATGGCGGTGTGTCCGAGCTGGGGGGATTCCCGTTCAGCATCCGGTGAATGAGACCACGATGCAGTACCGAGAGGGGTTGTGGGACATGCGTCATGCCGATGAGGCGCTCTACAACTCCAAATGGGCATGAAGATATACGCTCTGTTGAATTGGTATGACGAGAGACCGGACTGGCTAGCCGCAACCGTTGCCTCAGCCTCCAAGCTGTGTGACGGCATCATTGCCGTAGATGGTGCCTACTTCCTGTTCCCGGACTCATTGCGCTATCCAACAAGTGGCGCAGCCCAGCCAACGGCGATCATGGAGACCGCGCTATCGCTGGACATGAGTTGCACTATCCACGTCCCCGATGGGCCCTGGGTGGGCAACGAGGTGGGGAAGCTCCAGTACCTATTCGACTTGGGTGTCCCCGAGCCGATGGAGGATTGGTTCTTCCGTATCGACGGGGACGAGCTGCTGACAGACGTTCCATACGACGCCCGGGACCGGATCGAGAAGACTGAGCGTCACGCCGTAGACCTGCGGATGTGGGTGCGCACCGATGGGGTGACCCGCCATGAGATGTGGCCCATTCGGCGTCTGTGGCGGTGTGTTGACCAGATGACAGTGGGGCCGGCCCATCACATCATGCACGGCCTCGTTGGTGGAGAGCGCATCGTTTTGGCGGATTCGGAGAACCGGCAGTGTCAGACCTTAGGCCTGGATATGCCGGACCTGCGCATGGAGCATCGGAACCGCCAGCGCAACCCTGAGCGCCTCGAGCGCAAGGATCAGTATTATCGGCGTCGGGATGAACTCGGTGTCGAGAAGGAGGGTGCGTGGGTGTGAGTGATTCCTTCGCCACCGCTAGCGAATTCTCCCAATACATCGGCAACACCGAGCCGACGGACCTGGCCCGGATGCAGGGATTCCTAGCCTCAGCCTCCGCCGTGATCCGGAAATACACCGGGCAAACACTGTCTCAGGTCGTCGGAGATGTGGTGACCATCCAACCGATGTACAGCCTCACCACGGGGCAGGCATTCCCTCTCCCGGGTGCCGCCTACGGGCAAGTCATCCTGCTGCCCCAACGCCCGGTAACGGCGGTGTCCATCGTGGCAAACAGCGTGTCGGTGACAGCCTTCGTGTTCACATCATCGGGGATCGTGAGCCGAACAGACGGTAACGGCTGGCCCTACGGGGCGACGGTCACCTATACCCACGGCTTCGATGAACTTTCCGATGAGTATGCCGCCATCAAGAACATCTGCCTCGAGGCGGCATCGAGGGCGTACACGCTGAACGAAAGGAGCGCGTCTGAGGCGATGGGGTCAACGCTCATGGAGTCCGCTGGCTATGCCCCTGAGGTCTTCCTGACCGAGGGGGAGAAGGCACAATTGCAGTTCGGAAGGGCGTATGTCGGATGAATGAGAGGTAGCGATGGACAAGGTTGGGCACTACGAATACCACGGTGATAAAGAGGAGTTCGTCGTGGATGAGGATACGGACGAACCTGAACCCGAGACAGAACCCACGCCCGAAAAGGCGAAGAAGGCAACAAGGGCCACGGGATGATTCACGGTCTGGCCGAAGCCCTCGCCGCGTTCGAACGCCGAAAGATAGCGGCCAAGATCGCGGAGCCTATTGCGGCAAAGGCTGGGGGCGAGGTGGTCGCTGCGGATATGAGAGCCCATGCACCGAAGGACACGGGAGCGATGGCTGGTTCCATCATCGTTCAGGTAGAAGGCGATACCGCACACATCGGCCCAACGGTCCCCTATGCCCGGTTCGTCAACTTCGGGACTCGCTATATGTCAGCCCAACCGTTCGCAAGCGAAGCCGCAGATGAATCGGAGGGTCCGATTGAGGCAGCCATGGCGGCGATCTTCAAGATCGCCATGAGTTAGGAGGATAGATGGCAGCGTACACGGTTCAAACGGTTACAGAGGCCGGGATAACCCCGACCTATACGGCGGTGAGTGCGTCCGATACGTTCACGCCGGCAACCGCCGACCTGGACAAGACGCATATCCTGCATGTGAAGAACGCAGGTGGCTCCCCGGATTCCGTAGTGGTGGACGATACGGTCAGCCTCAATAACGCACCGGGGGGAACCTCATACAACCCCGACCTGACGGTATCGGTCACCAACGCGCAGGAGCGATTCATCCGCCTGACACCAGTTCGGCGGTATCTCCAGTCCAACGGGACTGTCGTGGTGACAAACTCATTCACCACCTCGGTTACCGCCGCGGTCTTTGTCGCTTAGGGAAGGAGGGTAGATGACCAAGCAAGCTGGTTTCCAGGGATTCCTCAAGCAGAACGCGGCAACCGGAGTGGCGACGGGTACATACAACACCGTCACGCAGATCGGCACAGTGACTGCGGTCGGCTCAAGCCGCGCCCTGATTGATGTCTCGGCTCACGGTGATGCGTGGTCGGACTTCCTGCCCGGACGGCAGGAGGGCGTTGAGGTCACGCTGACCGTCATGTGGGATCCCACGATCACCACGCACACGAACATGAAGGCGGACTATGACTCCGTAGCCGTCGCTGTTCGGTACTACGAGCTTCAGCATCCGAACTGGGCTTCGGCCTATCGTTTCCCTGCGATCACGTCTCAGTGGGAAGTCGAGGCGACCGATGACGGCGCGATGGAATCACACATCACGCTGAAGATCATCACGCCTGGCGTCTCATCCGTTACACCTAGCTAAGCCGGGATTAGGAGGTACATGCTCTCGAAGAAGGAGATCCTTGAACTCGCACCAGCCGAAGAAGTCATCGAGATCGCCGGCGGGAAGGTTCAGATGCACGGCCTGTCGGCCAAGGAATATGGCGAGTACGAGCGCGGTCTGTTCACGCAGTCGGCCGATGGGACACTCAAGCCCAAGCCGATCGACGGGACATTCCGCGCTCGTCTCGTTGCCCGATGCCTTACCGATGAAAGTGGGGCCACATTCACTGATGATGAGGTAGCCAAACTCGATGCAGGGTTCGTAGCTAAGCTCTACGACGTTGCCCGTCGCCTCTGCGGTGTCGGGGACCAGGACGTTGAGGAGTTGGCTGCCGCTTTCGATCGCGCCCAGCCCGTAGGCAACTCTACCGAGTAGCCCTGGCGCTGGGCGTTTCGCCGTCCGAACTCGAGCAACGCATCACCCAACAGGAACTCATGGAGTGGGCGGCGTTCGAACGCGTGAACGGCTCCATCCTCGTCCATGAGCGCATCGACTGGGTTGGTGCGGTCCTCGCCTACGTTACTGCGGCGTCTCATGGCTCCACGATCTCGCTTCGCAAGGTCTTCAGTTCCTACTTCGATTGGGACCGCGGCGAGGTGCGGGAAGAAGACTCGTCCGCTGCTCTCGGGATGATATTGGAGGCTGCCGCATCGCAACCATTGCCACACTCGCCTACTTAGGGAGTTTCCAGCGCGGACTCTTGCAGTTCTGGCACCGGGCGAACGTGTCCCAAAGCACCTTGACTGTGAGGACGTATCCGCGCACCTGACAGCGGGGACACACGAGTTGTGGATTAGCGACCCAGGGTATGCCTTCCTTCTTCAGTGGCGCCGGTGCTGCTGGTAGTTCCTGCATGGCTTCCCTCCCTAAGGCGGTGGATCACTTACGGCCACTATAGCGACTCTCGTCGTTGATGTCGTCGGCAATACGAGCGGCCTGAGCACGAGTCTCACAAAAGCTCAGGGCTCAATTGCCAAATTCGGGACCGCCTCGAACCTTGCGTTCGCTGGTGCTGCTGTAGGGATTGCCGCCTTCGGAATCGCCTCCGTCAAAGCCGGCATGGAAGCGCAGCGGGTCATGGCGCAGACCGAAGCCGTGCTCAAATCGACCGGCGGCTCGGCTAACGTCACGGCCGAGCAGATCAACGACCTCGCTGAGCACCTTCGGGATCTGTCCGGCGTCGATGATGACGTAATCCAGGCATCCTCGAACCTACTGCTCACCTTCCGCGCTGTTCGCAACGAGGTCGGGGCTGGGAACGACATCTTCAACCAGGCTCAGACCGCCATCGTGGACATGGCGACCGCGCTGAACGAAGGCGCTGTGCCTTCGATGGAAGACCTACACTCGGCAACCCTCCAACTCGGCAAGGCGCTGAACGACCCCCTGACCGGATTGACGGCTCTACGCCGTGCAGGAGTCTCATTCACCGCCGAACAGACTGAGCTCATCAAGACCATGACGGAATCGGGTCACCTCATGGAGGCCCAGAAGATGATCCTGGCCGAACTCTCCAAGGAGTTCGGTGGAGCGGCAGAGGCCGCTGGGAAGACGCTCGCCGGTCAGATGTCGATCCTCCGCTCACAGATGCAGGATGTGTTCGAGACGGTTGGCCTTGCACTGATCCCAGTCCTGACGACCCTGGTCAAGATTCTCAAAGCAACGTTGGTCCCCGCCCTCAAAGCCGCGGCGACGAACGCCGGGATCCTCCTCGCTGCGTTTGCCGCTTGGACCGCCCTGAAGTTTATTCCACCGCTTCTGTTGGCGATCGCCTCGGGCTTGGAGGCCATCGGTGCCGCCGGTCTGGCGACGCGAGTTCTCGGCGTAGCTGTCGGTGTCGAATCTCTGGGCGTGGCCCTGGCATCGGCCGCGGTAGCGGCGGTCCCGTTTACTGCTGCGTTCGTAGGACTCACTGCGGCCGTCGCGGCCTGGGATCCCCTCCAACTCGTCGGGGACACAGAGAAGCTGCGCTCGAGCATGGAGGTCAACACCAAGGCGTTCGGCGAGTCCGACATCGTTCTTGGTCGGGTCGCCGTCTCCTCCAACCTCGTCGGGGAGTCGTTCAAGACCGTCGATCAGGCCGTGGCCTCGGCCACGCAGGACATCGAATCAGTCAGGCAGGCCAGTTTCGAAGCAGCCAACGGGCTGGACGAGATAGCCAAATCGGCGGACAACGCCGGAACTAAATTCGGTCGGGCAGGGCGGGATATCCGCAATGCCATCGTGGATGAGTTCGCAGGCATCCCTGGAACGATTACGAATGTCAAGCAAGCCTTCGAGATTAGTCCGCAGGAACTCGTCCGAATGACGAACACCTGGCGACAGATCGGCAAGCGGATAGCCAACGATCTCAAGATCATCGGCGAATCCGATCTCAAGCCAGCCGTGCGTGATGCCATCCTCCAGCTTCCCCCCGAGATGCGCGATGCATGGGTTCGAGGCACCGACTCCCAGCGGGCCAAGATCGAAGCACAAACCATGAAGTTCCTGAACATCCAGGATCAGATTCCCAAACTTGCCCATCAAGCCGAGATGGGAACCACCGGCGTCGGCCGGGCGATGGTGGACGGACTCACCGCCGGCGCTGACGCTCAGGCCGGAATCTTGAACGCGAAGATGACCTCGATTGTTCGAGAGGCGATCGCGGCGGCACGCAGGGCGGCGGCGGCGGCGTCTCCTTCGAAGAAGATGATGGAACTCGGCCATGACCTCATGGAGGGTCTGAAGGACGGCATCACGGACAAGGACCGTCAGGTCGCCCAGGCTCTTACCGACAGCATCGGCAAGATGCTCGACGCCGCTAAGAGCGCCCTGAGTGACTTCCGCTCAAAGATGAAGGACTTCGCCGGTGGGATTAGCGGCGGGTTCTCCTCGTTCTCGGACCTTGTTGGTGGGTTCGGTAAGGGTGAGGAACCGCTCGGGATACAGGACTTCCTTGCTTCTCAACTCGCTGGCGCTCAGGGGTTCGCTGACGTCCTGGACGCGCTCAAGCGTCAGGGTGCATCTAAGGGTCTCCTGTCGCAGATCGCGGGGGCTGGACCGGAGGGACTCGGGTTCGCTCGGGCCCTCCTACAGGGCGGGCCCGAACTCGTCGCGCAGGCATCCCAGCAACTCGCGGCGATCAACCGCATCGCGGACCACGAAGGGGGAGTCCTCTCGAAGGACTTCTTCGGGGCCAAGATGGACAAGCTCCAAGAGCGTGCTGACCGGATCAAGGAGCTCCTCGCCGAGGCCAATCGGCTTCAGAGTGGTAAGGGCGGCGACATCATCCTCCAACTCGACGGTCAGGTTCTGGCACGGGTTACCCGTAACGAGTTGCTCAAGCTGGGCAACCGCAACGCCGGCACGGGTCTGTAATGCCGATCCTGACACTGCTCCCCAAGGCTGGCGCAGCAGCACCCACAGGACTACCAACGCTCCTGATTGAACTCGACACGAATGGCTGGCTAATCGGCCCCGCACTTGATGACCCGATAACGGCACAGCTAGACACGGCGGTCCTCGGTCCCGTTCCCCCCACGTTCGACGAGGACATCTCCACATACTTCCGATCCGGGGACACCCACCGGGGGGCACAGCGCGAGCTCCAAAGGGTAGAGGCGGGGACGGCGAGCTTGACCCTGGACAACCGAGACGGCAGGTTCACACCGTTCAACATCGCCTCCCCCTACTACCCCAACGTCCTTCCCATGCGGCGTATCAGGATCAGGGCGGTGTGGGATGCCAACACCTATCCGGTCTACTACGGCTTCGTAGAGGGCTGGCCGGTCACCTTCAACGACACCGACACCACGACCCAGGTCACCCTCGTTGATGGCTTCAAGATTCTCAGTCTGGCCTTCATCTCCGGGGACTTCCCCGAACAGGGAAGTGGAGCGAGGGTCCAGGCCATCCTTGACGCCGTGGGCTGGCTCACAGCTGAAACCGATATCGACGTGGGGACAGTCACGGTCCCGGCAGTCACGTTGGAGAACGTCTCTGCCCTTGAGCACCTCCAGCAGATAGAGCACGCTGAGGCCGGGCGGTTCTTCATCGGCCGGGACGGTAAGGCCGTCTTCAAAGACAGGACGGCGCAGGTAAACCCCGATTTCACCGATAGGACGTGGGCCGACGACGGTACGGGGATGTCCTACCGGGATGTGGTGATCGTCTGCGACGACGAGCTGATCCTGAATGACGTTCACCTGACTCGAGACGGTGGGGTCGAGCAGGTCGCTACGGATCTTGACTCGCAGAACCATTACGGCATCCGCTCATCCGCAGAGACTGGCATCCAGCTGAGTGACGACACGCAGGTCTTGGCCCGGGCCGACGTTATGCTTCTTCGCTATTCGCAGCCCGTCCAACGACTTGCTCAACTCGCTGACGACGCGATGCAGCATGAGCACTGGGATCGTGTCCTCGCAAGGGAACTCAACGACTATGCGCTTGCCATTGAGACCCGAACGGCGACGGCACAGGTCTCAACGATAGAGGGCATCTCTCATTCCTGGCCGCCGAATGAATGGTGGGTGACCCTGGATATGTCGCCGACCATCGTCGAGCAGGCCGGCATTTTGGACGATCCATCGTTCGGCCAGTTGGACTCGACCGCGATTCTCGTTAGATAGGAGATCACCTTGGCTTGGACGACACCGAAGACTTGGAGCGCGGGCGAAACCCTGACGGCGGCGAACTTCAACACGCACATCCGGGATAACTTCAATGCTGACTGGCATCTTATCGCCCGGAAAACCGCCGATCAATCGGTGACGAGTTCGACAGTATTGGTAGACGACACTCATCTGCAACTTACCGTGGCAACCAATGAGGTGTGGTCGCTACAGTTCCGGGTGCTGATGAACGCCGCCGCCGCTGGCGATTTCCGGTGGACGTATTCATTTCCCAGCGGAAACATCTACGAACACCTCGCCGCAACGAATGCCGCGGGTACGTTCATTGACATTCCCAACACGCATTCGGTGAGCGATGACAATACCCAGAACCTAAATGGATTGGCTGCGGCAAACCTGTGGGTCTGGGACGTACTTTATGTAGTTGGTGGCTCGGGGGGAACGCTCAAACTGCGGTGGTGCCAGCAAACTTCTTCCGGTACAGCAACAACACTTGTGACGAACTCGCATCTGATGGGGATGAAACTAGCTTAGGAGGTGCATTACCACGGCTGACAATGTCACGATTGATAACGGAACGCTCGCTGACTTCGATGCGGCAACGGACGACGTAGCCGGTAAGCATTATCAATACGTCAAGCTCGTTGATGGCACCTTGGATTCCACGACGAAGATCGCTGGCGACGCCAACGGCTTGTGGGTCAATGTCAAGACCCTGGCAGCGGGTCAGAAGATCCAACTGACCGATGGCACATCAGACGCCACGGTCAGGAACCTCGCTGCGAACGATGCCCTGAATGTGGCAATCGTGGATGGCTCAGGCGCACAGGTAACTAGCTTCGGGGGGACGGGTGGAACGTCCTCAACCGACAACTCGGCCTTCACGGCGGGCACTACGGCCGATACCCCGATGGCGGGGTTCTATCAGTCCACCCCTTCGGCGGTGACGGACGGACGCTCCGCAGCCATCGGTATCGACGACCAGCGCCGGGTCAAGGTGACACTCGATGCCTCGACCCTGGACGTGGCCCACGACGGTGTTGACTCGGGCAACCCGGTCAAGACCGGAGCCAAGGCATTGAGCGCTATGCCCGCGGCTGTTGCTGCGAACGACAGGGCCAATAGCGTGTCCGATTTGTACGGCAGGCAGTTGGTCTCCCACATCGACCCGGGGATGCAGGTGTTCAAGTCGGCGTCGTACACCTCGACCCAGACAGGCGCGGTCTTGTGGGATCCGACAGCCGGGAAGAAGATTGCCATCACCTCTATCGTCATCTCGTCCTTCGGGACCACGGCCGGTCGCGCCCTGCTATGGGCGGGGGCCAATGGCGACACGGTATACACGGCAGGCACCGATCAACTCATCCTGCCCTTCAGCGCCGCACCATCGACCACCTCGAAACCTGGTGTCGTATTCACACCGCCTACCCCCGTCTACATCACGACCGCTGACTTCGAGCTCCACGTCACTACGGATGCGGCGATGTCGATTGACGTCAACGTCTACGGGTATGAGTGGTGAGCCTGAGACTAAGGCGCGGCGGCGCTGATCCCGGAAGCCCCCCGATCTCATCGGGTTACGGTCCGACCGCAGGCGCTCAACCCGTGAGGGACGGCACGATCCCCCATGCCGTCACCATCCCCACGGGCACATTCACCACGGTTAATCCTGGCGACAACATCGCCACGAAGATCACGACGGCGGGAACCAACGGGAAACTATGGTTCACGAAGGGCACGCATAACGTCTCGGCCACCCTCGCTCCCCTCGCGGGCCAGCAGTGGTATCTCGAGTCCCCCTCCGGGTACACCCGTGATGCCACCGACTCTGCGGTCCTCACTGGCAACGACACACTAATCGCCGCGATAGTGCAAGCGACCGTGGCCGGTGTTGAGATTCGCGGGGGCGTGTTTGAACATCAGGGCACGGCGGTGTCGGAGGACTTCCGCGCCGCCATCCAGCACACCAACGGCGCGTCGGCCGGTGGGGGTAGCTGGTTGATAGAGGACTCCATCATCCGCAACAACCGGGTCAAGGGTCTGGTTCTGAACGGCCCCAACAGCACCGCCCGAAGGTGCTACATCCATTCCAACGGACGGTATGGGATCAGTGGTGGGACGACGGCGGTGGTTTCGAACACGACCTACGAATACTGCCGCATCTCGAACAACAACACTCTCCAATGGAGCCCCGTCGCCGATGCCGGGGGGACGAAGTGGTCGAACTGCCCCGACACCACGGTTCAATACTGCTGGTTCCACGACAACTACGGCTCCGGGGTGTGGTTCGATGGCACCAACTACGACATCCTGATTCAGGAAAACGTCATCGAGGACAACCGCAACTGGGGTGTTTTCTACGAGATCAGCTACGGCGGCACGATGATCAGGCGTAACCTGCTCTCCCATAACGGCGAAGGCGACCCGTCGGACGACATCTTCAACAACCCCCAACTGCTCGTCTCGACGTGTGACGGCCAGGGCACTGGGTCTTCCGCGACCCAGACCATCGACATCACGAAGAACCAACTCATCGGGTTCAAGCGGGCCATCTATCTCATCGACACAGCCGGACATATCTCCGGGTTCCCTGGTACTCGCAGCGTCCACACTTACGACAACGACATCACGTTCACGACCTCGGCGACCGACCGAGTGGGGGCCGGGGGGAACACCACGAGTGACCAGATCTACACCCGCGACAACACATTTGAGGACAACCACTACCACACGCCGAACACATCCTTGGCCTACTTCCATTGGAGCGGCGGTTCCCCCGGCGCGGGTGTGGACAAGACATGGGCTCAGTGGAACGCCTTCGGCCATGACACCCCGGGGGGGTCGATCGTCTAGTGGCAATCACCTTCTCGAATCTGGGCGCATCTGCTAACCCCGACATAGCAAGCGCCTCGGATCTGGCCGCTTACACGAACTCATCATGGGCCCCGCCCTCATCGGGGCTCATCGTGGCCTGTGTCTACAACCGCCGCACGACGGCGGCAGCAGACCTCCCCACGATGACGGGGAACAGTCTCACCTGGACCCAAGTGGTGACCCATGTGCCCTCCGGTGACGGGACGAGCTCCCGCATGACCATCTTCGGAGCCAATGCCAGCGGCTCTACCACGGGAACGACGACGGTGGATTTCGGAGGGAACACCCAGCTTGGGTGCTATACCTCGTTCGTCGGAGCGACCGGGGTTGATTTATCCGGGGGGATCGCCGCTGCCTTCATCCAAACCCCGACCGGGCAGGGTGGATCGGGAACCGCCACCGTTACCCTGTCGGCGGCGGGTGACGCGAACAACCGTCCATTCGCCTACGTCTGGCACTTCGCCAATGAGCTCCACACCCCGCGTGCTAGCTGGACCGAGGCCGACGACATGTCTGGGGCGGGCCCGAACATCGGCGTGATGACCCAGTACCGGACAGATGCCTTTGAGACGACGGCAACCGCCACCTGGACGACGACCACCGTTGCCTGGGGGATCATCGCGGCCGAACTAAAGAACGACGGGGGGGGGGCAGCAGCTACTGTCGTTGATCCCTTCGGCATGAGCGGCTTCTTCGGAGGATAGATGAACGGACTAGGACGCATCCTCGACCCCGAGACCCCAAGAGCGGCAGCACTCTATCCCGTTAGTACCGGGACAACCGACCGCCTAAGACGGAAGTGGAAGCAGGATGGGGTGTGGCTAAATCAGGGCTCCTATGGAACCTGTGTCGGTAATGCCTTCGGTCATCGCCGGGCAGACGGCCCTGTCCTTATCGAGGGTATCGACCAGCCGTGGGCCCAGCAGCTCTACCTCGAAGCCTCGGAGATCTATTGGGGAACCCCAGACACGACGATGCAGAAAGGGACATCAGCCCGTAGCGCGTGCGAAGTGCTCCTCAAGCGTGGGGCCATCGATCGCTACGAATGGGTCTGGAGTGGCCCCGACGCCCTGCGATACACCTTGCTCGAGCTAGGGCCCGTCTGTGTCGGCTGCGGCTGGTTCTCAAGCATGGACTCCCCAGTCCCCATCGACGGCCAGGTCTATATGAAGGTGAACTATGACACCCAGCTTCGGGGCGGCCATGAGTTCGTAATCAATGGCATCGATCTTCAGCCCGTCGATGAGAGCGAGCCCTACTACCGCATGAAGAACTCATGGGGCACGGGTTGGGGTAACCACGGTACTGCCCGGTTCCGACTGGCCGACCTGGAGGGGCTTATCTACGGGGGCTGGGGCGAGGCTATCCTGATCCACGAACTCCCTAGGCTCGCAGCCTAACCCTCCCTACTTGACCCTCCCTATCTAACCTGCTTAGACTTCGCCCAGGGGGTACCCGTGACCGATATCCAGACCCAGTACGGAGTCATCCACGACGGCGGTTCGTGCTGCGATGACTACCCGAACATCAACATCTACCACCAGACGGACTCCCGGATCGTGAAGCTCCAGGGGCCGGCGCTCCGCGCCTTCAAGGCGGCCGAGCAGCGCATCACTCCCAAGCGGATGAAGCTTAGGGGCAAGACCCGCCACATCCTCATCACGGGGATCGGGTGGAGGGATTGCGCCCTTCAACGGCAGCTATGGCTCTCGGACCCCCAGCGTTACGCCAACCCGGATGGGTCCAAGCATTGCCGGGGGCTGGCCGTCGATATCGATATGGGTCAGAGCGCCGCCCGAAGGTACGCCATCAAGAAAGCGCTGCTCCTCGAGGGGTGGCACTACGCCGTTGAAGGCGAGCCTTGGCACACCAGCTATGTGGTTTCGGGATGAGCGATGGATCTCCTGTTCTACCTCGCCCTATCCGCCGCCCTGGTAGCCGGGATGGTCAGCCTGCTCAAGTGGATTCGGGCTGAGGATGCCCGTGGACGTACCCGTAATCAGTTCAACGATATCGTTTCCGATATCAAAGATCCCGATGACCGAATGCCTTGATTGCGGTGCCCCAGCTGACTCCATCGGGGGACATGAGATGGCGGGCGTGGACTTCGACGGGCGCGATGCCCTGTTCTGGCTGGACATGATCCAGTGTGCCGCCGGCCACCGCTACGAACTCGTTGATGAGACACGAACGGTCTACCTGGAAGGAATCTTTTGAACCCGAATAGCCCTGTTCATGAACCCAACGGCAATACGGTCACGCTCCGGGAATACATCGAAGCCATTATGGCCGAGAGGGATAAGGCGCTCACGGCGGCGTTCAGGTCCCAGCAGGCCGCGCTTGAACTCGCTACTCGGAACCTTGAACTCAGGCTTGAGAAGCTGAATGAACTGAGGGCGGAGGTTACTCAGGATCGCTCGAACTTCCTGACTAGGGATCGGTACGACAGTCAGCACGCGGCCCTTGAAGACAAGGTGGATGCACTTGAGAACTTCCGAGGTAAGGCCCTGGGGTTCGGTGCGCTCGTTTCCCTGCTCTCTGCTGTTGGGGGGGCACTCGTCGTGAAGGCTATCGGCGGATGAGCGACGACGACCGTGCGCCGGCATCCCCTCCCTACGAGGTCAGGATCCAATGGTCGGTGGGGGACTCCCTCTACGTGGACTGCGGAGACCTCGAGGCCTGGGAAGTCCTGATGCTGCTTGAGCAGGCCGCCGAGACCATCCGAGACGCTGAACAAGCCGAAGCCGCTCAGGCCGAGGGCGAGGATGCCGAGCCCTAGGATGTTCGCCCCCGGCTTGCACATCAAGCGGCCCAGTTCAACGACGCGGCCCGTGGCCCAGCCGTTGTCGAACCTGTGCCACTGCTCCTGTCACCCACCACAGAAGCCCCCACCGGCAGTCGAAGCCAGGCTCTGCCAAGAGTGCGCTGATGAGAGGTTCGCAGCATGGCAATCCCTAGTGGATGTGTTGATGCGTGACGACTGACAGACCAATCGACCCGTTCCCCAAAGACCCAACGCCGGTGCTTCCCCCACCCCCGCCTATGACCTCCGACGAGATCGTCGGACACATCCGCGACCACTGGGTTCAGAACATCGGGGCCGGCTGGGACGAGGCCAACCAACGGGCCGAGCGTGGCTTCTGGCATCTGCTCCAGACCGGTTCGCTCCGAGAGTGGGGGTTCGATAACCAGGGGGAAATGCTCTACGAGTGCCATAGCCCCGTGGCCCAGACCATCGTGTACGTCCTAGTCCCGAAGGAGGATTAGATGGATTTCGGTCTTAGCTACAAGGACTTCACCCGCATCGCCTGGACGTTTGTGCAGGGTGTACTCGGATATGCCACTGCCGTGGCTGTGGGATGGGTTCCTGGCGACCCGTTCAACTGGAAGGCATTCGGCATCGGGCTCCTGGCCGCCGGCTGGTCTGCCGTCAAGAACTTCTCGCTCAGCGATTCCTCCCCAATCAAGTGAAGACGGACACCTGGACCCTAGGCCCCATCTACCCCGTGGCATCTTGCACCCGGTGTGGGGCCGCCGCTGATGCGAAGGATGTAGCCACGGGTTTCTGTTGGCGGTGTGGCTATCTGGGAGCGGTTGAGTTCAAGGAGGCTCGCTGAAAGATCACGAGTGCGTCTTCTGGCATTACTACATAACCGGGCAGGGCCTCGTTTGGGATAACCCATTCGAGCCCTGCCCGGATTCGTATTTCATGGACGGTTACGCCTGTCTGATCTGTGAGAAGCAAGGACCCCGATGAGGTGTAGCCACCCCCAATGCACCGGGAACCATGACCGGAACAAGTGGGAGAACATCTGCCCCAAGACCAGGGAGGCTGGCCTAGCTCGCTATCGCCGCTGGTATGCCACCCAGACATGGCGCGAGCACCATCTCAAGCAACTCAAGACCCGCCGCATCAGGGCAGTCCAGCGGATGAAAGAGAGGGGGGAGCGTGGGTTGCCGTGATGGCTGGCTCGAATGGAACCGGTATCCCGCTCCTTTGGTGACGACCGTTGTGACCAATGTTCCAACGGCGAGAGGAGGGGCATTTGGCCCGCTATCGAGAGAAGGACGAGACCGACCTGACCTGGAACCGTATCCGAAGGCAGGTAACAAGGGATCTCGACACCCGCATCCAGAACTTCCGGGAGGAGCTCCTGAACGAGATGCTCACCGCTTCCTGGGAGAAGTACGTCGCAGCCATCGAGACAGGCAGCCTCGTAGAACTTGAGGATGAGGCAACTCGGTGGGTCGATGATCTACTCAGTCGGCAACTGCGGCCCTCGATCAAGGCGAAGAAGTAATGGGAACTAAGCGAACCGCTGCAGGAATGGAAAGGCGGCGTGCTCAACAACGAGACCTGTATCACCGCGACACAGAGCACCGCGAACGAGCCCTAGTGCGTTCTACGGCGTGGGTGCGGGCCAACCCCGAACGCCAGAAATACCACCAATGGAAGCACTATCTCGGGAAGAAGTACGGGCTAAGTCCATCCGAATATGGCGAGTGGATGATTGCCCAAGATGGCCGGTGCGCCATTTGTCTGACCAGCGATCCGGCTCCGTGGGATCAACTGTCGGTAGATCATGACCATGTAACGGGTCGGGTACGCGGGCTGCTCTGCATGAGATGTAACAGTTGTATCGGTCAGGCCGGGGATGATCCCGAACGACTACGAAAGGCTGTGCGGTACCTGGAGGGCGAATGAGCCGCTGGGTGACGGTGCGGCGACTCCGGGTATTAGATTGGGATTTGGAGAACCGCCCACTCAACTATGCTGGCGAGGACTTCACATTCTCCGAGATCACCGCTATAGCCTGGAAGTTCATCGGAGAACCCGGACCTATCCAATGCCTGTGTCTTGGAGAAGTCCCCCACCGGACCATGCTTCTTGGCTTCGTCGCCGCTTACGTCCAGGCGGATATGGTGACGGGCCACAACATCGTTAAGCACGACCTACGTCTCCTGAACGGTGCCCTCCTTGAGGAAGGGCTGTCCCCCCTGCCTCCCAAATTGACGTGCGATACGTATACCGACCTCAAACGCAAGGGTGGGGTAAGTGGATCCCAAGAGAACCTAGCCAAGATGCTGGGGGTCCGGGTATCCAAGGTGGGGATGGGCCAGGCTGATTGGCGGGAGGCCAACCGCCTGACCCCCGAGGGGATCGACAAGACCCGCCGGCGAGTAGTTGGGGACGTCAAACAGCATATCGCCCTCCGTAGAGAGCTCCTCAAGCGGGATTGGCTCAAACCTCCCCGGGTTTGGCATCCCTAGGAACCCCTCCAACCCCTATTTCTAGCCATCCTAAGCCACGCTAAGGCCCGTTCCGCCTTGCCCTGGTGTCAGGTACTAGGGAATACTGCCGATGCCCCTTAGATGGAAGCGTTCAAATCGGTCGGTGGCACCCAATGGCACTTCCTGGACACCGAGACCAGGGAGTCCTGGTGTGGCATCCCCCCAGGCTCCCTCAGCGGGGCCGGCCAGGATTGGGACGGGCTTCTGCCTCAGGATCAGTGTCAGAGATGTCGGGTGAACGATCCTCGACCTCTGCCACTAGTACGGTTCTTTCGGGGCAAACCTCTGCCAGAACAGGGGGGAGTTCGTGGAACAGCTGGGCTAACGCGACGAGGTTCGCGTACCCCGGCATGGCAGTACCCCGGAACCACGTCTCGACAGTTTTGGGGTGGACTTCAACCCCGAGATCGCGCATCCCGTCCCGTACGCCCATCGTCGAAAGACGCCGATCCTGACTGGCTGCCCGAATCCATGAGACGAGCTCTGCCTCTATCTGGGGAAGACTCACCAGGTTCACCTCCCAGGTCTGAACGGGAAGATTAGAACGCCAAAACCTCCTACCCGTCAAGTCCCCCCGAAGTGAAACCCTTGCACTACAACGCTGTAACCCATACGCACGATGTCCACGCACCGCGTTCGGAGGGAACGCGTAGTGCGTACAGCCCACCCATATCTTGTGGTGTAAAAATCTCTCAGAATCTTTGCTCGGAAAGGTTGACGCGAGAGGGATTAGGGAGTAGAAACCTTCCCATGGAACCCGGGAAGGCCGAGAATGTACGGTATCTCAAGCCTAGCGACGTAAGTACAACCGTCGAGTTTGCTCCTCGCGGTCGTACCGAACTCGCTTGGGCCGCAGGCTTCTTCGATGGTGAGGGGCACGCCTACTTTGCCTCTCGGCTTGACCGCCGCCGCGGCCTATGGTCACCCACCCAAGGCTTGATAGTCACCCAGGGTGAACCCGGAACGCTTCATCGTTTCCGCGCCGCCCTAGGTCTAGGCCGTGTGATCGGTCCTTACCGGAACGGCAAGTACCGCCCGATGTACCAATGGCGAGTTGGTAGCTTCGAGGAAACGCAGGCTGCTATCGCGTTGCTTTGGAACTTCCTGTCCCCACCCAAACGCCAGCAGGCGCGGTACGCACTCGTCGCCGCTCAGGCGTGGAGGGCAGGAGCATGACCACCGAGCGTGCGGCGGTATCGGAGACCGAGGCTCAGCAGTTTCGACGCATGGGCTGGATTCTGACCCACATTCATAAGCTCGATCCAGTCAACCGCGACTGGCTGATGCGCCGCCTTGCCGAAGTCGAATGCGTGAACACCCGTGTCGGGAGGGTGTGGACCCAGCCAGCACTCAACATCTTCACACCCAGGAAGTCAGCATGACTAAGCGTGTGGCGGGGGTTGAGCAAAGTCCCTCCCAGGTTCCTGCGCTCCCCCCGCCACACCTCCTCACCACCTGGTGCTGGAAGCACTCCAAGCTCGAGGTCATCGATGGCGTAGAGAAGGTCCGGCCGTTCATCGTCGAGGACCGGAATTGGATCTCAACATGGCCTACCAAGACGAACCGTAGCGCCTGCGAGGTCTGGGGATTCACCACCGCAGGTTGCAGCGTCCACTTCATTGGGGGGCCTAGATGGAATACGTGACCCACGGCGGACGCAAGTGGATGGTCGATTACGACACCGCTTCTGAGGCCTTCTGCCGCCACTTCTTCAAGTGCTTCTTCTGCCGCATCGGGGATCGGTACACGGAAGACCACTTCTGTGAGACGGGCCGAGAACTGATCGTAGCCATGCTCGATGAAATGGACGGTCGGTCATGAGCCAACTTGAGGAACATTTGGCATTGCTTCCGAGCGATGCCTGTGTTCTATGGTCTGGCTATCGCAACACTGAGGGCTATGGCAGGGTGCGGTATCAAGGTTCCCCGCCATTACTAGCCCACCGGGTTGTGTTTGAACTTGTACGCGGGCCGATCCCCAAGGGACTAACCCTTGACCATCTATGCCGTAACCGGGCTTGCGTCAATCCCGAACATTTGGAACCGGTGACGTTACGTCTGAATATCTTGAGGGGAGAGTCTCCGTCAGCCCGCCATGCTGCCAAGACCAAATGCAAGAACGGCCACCCTTTGGTCGGGGACAACGTCCGAATCGAAACCAGCAAGGCTTATGGGCTTGAACGTCGATGCCGCGTTTGCCAACGCGAATACGACAAACGCCGGTATTACGCCAACAAGGCCCGGACAGGCCAAACCCGTTGGGTTGTCCGATGACTCTATCCCGCCACCAGCTTGAGCGTTGGGACGATGCCCGCCTGATCGAACTCGGACGCCGGGTTGAATCCGAACTTGACGCGGAGGCCCATCGCTATATCCGGACGATGGGCGAACTGCTCAAGGCAAGGCTATTCGGGTCAACCGCATGGGCGATCAACCTACGTAAGCGGATGACCAACTACGTTCAGGGGGGCGGTGGGAGACAACAGGGCGACGACGCGTCCGTGGTCACTCCCTCTCGAGACCGTCCCCCTGAACCTCACCAATGGCCGTGCGGTCACCCGCACTGCCAACCCTGTGACGACGCCGTGAAACGGCTGCTCAGGGATGTAGGCGTTCTACCTCGAAAGGGAGGGACGAGATGAAGAAGGCACTGATTGCCCTAGCCGCTGTCGCCGTGATCCTCACGGCCTGCGGTAGCTCCACCGATGCACCGACCACGCCGGCACCAGTCGAGAACATTGGTGGAAGCAGCGAGTCAGGGAGCTTCGTGGATACCTACGAGAGTCTGCATCCCGGCACCATCGCTGAGTTCTGTGGCTACGTTGCCGAGCTCGGCGTGGATGCCAGTCGGGATGCCTTCGTTCAGGGGTTCATGTCTGAGTATCCGGACTACGACCAGGCTATCGACACCTTCAATGAGCTTGTGAGTCGGTGCTAGCCATGTATGACGTGTATGTCCGCCTCGCTGTACCAAAAATCTGTCCCGACTGCGGTGTGAAGATGCTGTACGTCGAGGTAGTGGAAGAGCACTACCGGTTCTGCCCTGGCCCTATCACGCTCAGGTTCATCGATGAGGGCGATCCAGTCGCGGAGGTATCGGAATGAGCGGTGTAGCCGAGGACATTTATGTATATCGGCAGAAGCTAGAACGGGTGGTTGAAGCGGCACGGCGCGTGGACGAGGAACTACAGCGCGAGTATCCGAGCGAGCAATATGCCGTTGATGCGGCTCTCGCCGAGATGCACGACGCATTGGAGGCGCTTGGTGAATAAAACCGTGGCCTCCGTCATCGACGACATCAACGAATGGAAGAACCCCCACCGTGAGGGTGAGTTCGTCTATTACGTCACCGCCTTCTTCACCGATGGTGAGGTGGGATCGGCCGGCCGGAAGGACATGGACGCTGCCCTCGAGGTTCGGGGGCTACTCCAAGAGGCCATTGGGCAGGAGCTCGACTTCACCCTGGAACCCAAGGCCCCGACCAAGAGCGGGAAGCCGGCCTGGAAGATCCTAGGGTTTGGGACTCCGGGTGGTGCAGCTACATACACCGCCCCAGGAGTTCAGGGGAGCGGGGAGCGTACTACGGGCGGGGGAAACTCCGCACCCAGGGGTACCCGCTCCCCTGAACAGATCGACGACATACGCCGTGCCGTAGCCCTCAAGGCTGCGGCCCTGTGGGGCCAGGGGCGCTCGCTGAACGACGTTCTACACGCTGCTGCCGTGTTCAACGCTGAATGGCTCTCGGACGCATCAAGCGCATATCCATCGACAGACTCCCCGTCCGTCACTCCAGCAGGTGCGTCCGAGGACAGTGGGGTAGGGGTTGAATCCGAGGGGAAGGAACCGGCCCCTACCCCGCACGAATACGAGACGGTTGTCAGTGACGACGGAACCCTTCATCAGCATGACTGGCAACCCCATCCGAACCTCCACGGTTGGCTGACTTGTGAGTGTGGGGAGAACCGGAAGAAGTACGGACTAGGGGAGGGTTGAGATGAGCGAGCTTGTATCCAAGGAAGATGCGGCGAATAGGGCCAGAGACATCATCGTCGATACGGGATGCAACTGGACAGATGCCGCAACGAAGGTTCTAGGTGAGGTACGCCTATCATCCGAGGATCGCAAGGAGCTTCTGGCGTATGGGCTCGCCACCTATGCACGCAACAGCCTGAACCGAAGCACCAAGGGCAATGTTGGGCCTAGCAAGGTTCCGACCACCACTCAATTGCTTGAGCCCTTGTCTGAATTCCTTGCCCTTACTCGCGTGTTTCAGGTAGGCGACACCCGTAAGCGGTTCATTGACTGTGATGCCAACGAACTCGGGCTCATCATTGAGCATCTAAAGGCGCAACGAGACGGATTCACGCGGTCTATCAAGTTCATCATCGATGTCCAAGCCGAATGTGCCCGGTTTAGCTGCCCCGTGTCCGAGCTACCGACGTTGCGTGCCTTCGAGGAGGCCGCACCATGGTAACTAAGCAATGTGCTGCGCCTGAATGCACCAATATGTTTGAACCAAGATACCGTTCATCGGGAGGAAGACCACATCTCTACTGCTCTCCCAAATGTAGGAACCGAGCCAAGCATCTTAATGCGCTCAATAGAGACCCGGAGGGTTATCGCGCCAAACGCCGCGAATATAGTCGACGACGCGACCCAGAGCGGCTCCGAGAATGGCGACACAAACGTTATCGGGAACTGCTTGAGACCGATCCGGTCAAGTTTCGGGAACGACAGGCCAAGTGGGCGCGAAGCCCAAGGGGACTGGAGAAGACACGGGCAGCCGCCCTACTACGTAGTCGCAAGGCCCAGGCCTATGACCTGCTTTATCAAGCCATTGTGCCCTGGTGGGATGAGGTAAAGAAGTCTCTTCAGGATCGCGGTGAGATACCAGCACCGCCTGAGTTCACTGACATCGAAGAAGTGGCATGAACGAGCCCTGGGTTGCCCTACAGCAAGAGAGATGGGGCTTCGAGCACTTCATCGGGGATGACTGTGATCCCGATGGACATGCGGTGGAGCTCCTGGCCTACCTAAGAGGGGATCTAACCCACCGAACCTATCTGACTCTATTCCGTACTTAGTACTTGTTTGTACTTCTCTAACTTCCCGGAAAGAACAAAGACAGGGGTGAGGGTACCAGCAAGCCAGGGGGGCGACAACGGTGGCGAGGAAAAAGATTCCACTACCCAAACCGATCTGCGGAACCTGCGGCAAGTCTTTCGATGGAGTTGAGGCAGCGAAGGCTGCTCGAGCAGGCCGTGCCTTCATACATGAGTGCGGTCGCGTCTTAGTCCGAGAAAGGTCGGGTGGGAATGCTGAGGTACCTACTCATAGCCATGTGTACGAGCCTAACGATCTCTCCAACAGCCGCCCAAGCTCAGACACCCCACCAGGAGATGCGTGAGAAGCAATGCCGATACCAGTGGGTAGATCCGGGAACGTGGACGGCGAGGGAGGAACACCGAACCGCGCTGTGCGTGCTGGACCGGTGGCCGATTCCTGGGGGGTGGCCCGAACTATCGCACGTCATCACCTGCGAAAGCGGTTGGAACAGGAAGGCTTACAACTCGGCGGGACCGTACGTGGGGCTCGCGCAGCACGCATTATCGAGTTGGCCTGGGAGGCTCTCGACGTACAAGCCTCCGCTCTGGCGGCTTTCTCCTCGATGGCAGAACTCACGGACGATGCTGACAGTGACGGCACGGATGGTTCATAGCGTGGGTTGGGGACCGTGGAGTTGTGCATGAGTGACTTCTACTACCCAGCTTGTGAGCATCCGGAAGAACCGTGTGATGCGGATGAAGGCGAGATGTGCGATGCCTGCCGCGAATGCGATTACTGGCTCAATCTACCCATCGGTGGCCTTCCATGACTGGGCGCCCAAGGGAGCGCATCTGTAAGCGAGGCCACGACACCGAAGAGGTAGGCCGTGTCCCCAACAACGGATGGTGCAGATCCTGCGCCAAGATTGCGGAGGAAAACGGTGGTCTTATCCCTGGAGGGAAGTACCGGCGGCAGTCTCCACACACCCTCGAATGGGAAAGAGCTCGAGTCGAACGATGGTTGGAGATCGTGAAAGATGACCCACTTGATATCAACCTCAAGAGCACCCAGCTACGCGGACGTGAGTTCCAGGTGAGATACGACGTTCTCGAGGCCGATGTGCCTACCCCGGTGGATGCATGAGCCGGCCCTTGCTGCTTGACCTGTTTTGCGGGGCTGGCGGCGCAGCGATGGGTTACGACCAGGCTGGATTCGAGGTGGTTGGCGTGGACATCAAGCCGCAGCCTCACTACCCGTTCGAGTTCATTCAGGGAGATGCGCTGAACTGGCTTGAGCGGTGGGGGGAATGGCCCCCTTATGCGGCCATCCACGCCTCGCCTCCGTGTCAGGCGTATACCCAGGCGCAGCGGCTACAGAAGAATGAGCACCCCGACCTATTACCCGAGAGTCGGCGGCTGTTGGATGCAACCGGTCGGCCTTATGTAATCGAGAATGTTCCCGGTGCCCCTATGCCGAACTACGTTCAGATATGCGGACAGGGCATCGGCTTGCAGGTGCGCCGCCATCGTTGGTTCGAGTCTAACCGACCACTGATGGGCGTGCCCTGTCATCACACCTGGCCTTATCTCACGATCTACGGACACGCTGCTGAGTGGCGGCATGGTACTCATGAGCGATTCCGTACTTCCGCCCTAGCGGGGAAGGATGCAATGGGGGTGCCATGGATGACCCGTGATGAGATGGCCCAGGCAATCCCCCCTGCGTACACCCAGTTCATCGGAGAGCAGTTACTAGAACATCTAGCGAGGGTGGCATGAGTGGCATCCGAAGGACTCAGGCCGACGTGAGGTTCTCCCAACAGATCCGAGAGCGGGACCGCTTCACCTGTCAACGCTGCGGATTCACTCATCCCAGCAACTCTCGAGGGCTTCACTGCGCCCACCACTTCACCCGCCGAACCAAGGCGACACGATTTGACCCAGACAACGCTCTAGCCCTGTGCTACGGCTGTCACCAATACCTAGACTCCCATCCTTGGGAGAAGGAAGCCTTCTGGCGCTCCGAAATAGGGGACGAACGATTCGACGCACTCGCCGCCAGGGCGCACGGGAAACGAGACCGATGACACTCCTGGCCAAACATCTCGCGCTGCTACCAAGTCAGGAATGCGTACCTTGGTCGGGCTATTGTGACCCGGAGGGATATGCCAGATGTCAACACAACGGGCGACCTGGCACCCTGGTGCATCGCCTCATATATGAGCAGCAGGTGGGTCCGATTCCCGATGGATTCACGATTGACCATGTATGCCACAATGACGACGACGCATGCCCGGGCGGTGATAGGTGTCTCCATCGCAGGTGCATCAATGTCCAGCACCTGGAAGCGGTTTCCATGCGGACAAACGTTCTTCGCGGAAAGACATCGGCAGCCCAGAACGCCCGCAAGACCCACTGCCCACAGGGTCATGCATACACCGAGAGCAATACGTATGTGGACGCCCGCGATCGCCGTCGCCATTGCCGCACCTGTGGTCGTGCAAGCGTGGCCCGACGATATGAGGCCCGACAGGAGGATCGTGTGAAGTGAACGACTTCGAGATGGTGCGGGAAGCCCTTGTACGGCTATGGGGTCTGGCCGACGGGCCCGAAATACAGGCCCTAGACCGCATAGAGGCCGAGGTCGAGAGGCTGCGGGCGGAGAAAGGCGAGTTGCAACGCGCCTTGGATGTGGTTCATGACAGTTGGCCGACCTAGCTAGGGAGAAGGGATGATGTTCGAGCCCTGGGTCTATCTTGTCTGGTCATTTCTGCTCGGATGTGTTGTCGGGTATCGACTCCGCGCCGCCCTAGCCAAGGAGAAGGAATGACCCGTAGGCCAGCAATGCCGGTTCCCGAGGCTGTAGCAGCCGAGATGACCAGGATTGTAAGGACCGCAGGTGAACTAGCCGACCTAGCCCAACATGTAGGAGATGCTTATGCCGACCTATATGACGCCGCATTTCGAAAGACTTCAGGCGGCGATGGCTTGGGAATCAATCGACCTGGAGCCCCACTCGGAGACCCGACTGGCGATGTCGCCACGTCTGGACTCCACAGACGGATTCGCTGGCGTGTACGTATGGCGGCAAGACCCCTTCGTAGAATCACTCCGCTACTTGAGCAAGCCAGCGACATCATCGTAGAAGCCTGGGCAGAACAGGATCCTGAGTTCCAAGAGAAGCTACGCCGGCTGAGGCAGCTAGAGAAGGAGATAGCGGGCCAGACTGAGCTGGGGGAGGCACATGGATAGGCACATGGGGCCGTGGAACACTGAATGGTGGCGGTATGCCCTGTTCCTGTTCATCGCTACAGGCCAAGTGCTGATTGCCTATAAGCTATGGGTGGGTTGATAGGGGCAGACTCAAAGAACTTGACACGGGCTCGAACGTCTGTTCTAATGGGTCCCGGCGGCTAGCCGATTTGTCTCAAAATCCCTCCTGAAAGGCCCCCCGAATGAACGAGTGGATCATCGTTGGCATCATCGCGCTCCTAGTCCTGGTCTTCGGGGCTAAGAAGCTCCCAGAACTAGCCCGTGGGGTAGGCAGATCAAGGGCTGAGTTCAAGCGCGGCCTCGAGGATGAGGAGTAAGTACCCTCGAAAATGAGGACTAGGTATACCCGCCGCCAGTTCTTCGGTATCAGCGCACTAGCGGGGTTGACACTATTCGCCCCAAAACCATGTTGGGAAGTCAACCCGAATAGCCCCAACTGGTGTCCTAGCCCTACACCGACCCCACCCCCGCCAATAAGCCCTACGAGATCCCACGGGCTTTTACTGCTGTTCTAAGGAGCTCAGTCTGAAATCAGCAATCGTCGCAGGTCTCATCGTCATGTCCTTAATGCCGACGGCATATGCCGCTAAGGCCGCGCCATGCATCGTATCCCCCGATCCAGTGACGCTTGGTGTGGATGCCTCATTCACAGTGACCGCCACCGGAGGTACGCCGCTCGAGTATTACGAGGTCACCAACCAACAGAGGGGCCATCACAAGACCGATGAAGCCCGTGTCTGGCTGGGCCAGGCTGATGAGTTCGGGATCGTTACTGCTGTGATCGGCGTGGCTGATGGCAGGATCTACGGAGATGGCCTACCGGAATCCCTGTGGCCCGGAGATGTGGCAGTCAAGGTGGTTCGTTACAGGACCGGTGGTGGTCCTGGTGGGGCCGCCTCAACGCTGGCAACCTGTTCGTTCACGGTGGTGGGCTGATGCGGCGATTCCTAGCCCTCTTGCTCGCCGTCCCGATTCTGCTTGCATTCGTATATCCGCCACCCTCAACTGAAACGGGTGTCGGGGGCTTCCTATTCGCCTGCAAGTTTGACCACCGGCTACAGGCAGACCCGATCGTTGCTCCGGGTCAAGTATCGGCCCATATGCACGATTTCTTCGGCAACGTCAGCACCACCGGGGATTCCACCTATGCATCTATGACTGCGGCTTACCCCGCTCGCTGCGACCTGAAGGATGACACGGCTGGGTACTGGGCCCCCTCGCTTCAGAGATCGGATGGAACCTTCGTAACCCCTATCCGGCTGACGATGTATTACCGGAATCGTCCATATGGGTATGGAAGTACCACTCCATTCCCCCCCGATTTTCGGATGATCGCTGGGGGCAGTAATGAGGGGTTCGCTTATCCGGTCACATGGTGGAATTGCCAGGGAGAGTCGGACGAGAGCCTCGCAACCCGCAGAACTTTCATACCTAACTGTGGTCCCACCGGGCAACTCGAGGCTCATGTCTACTTCCCAAACTGTTGGGATGGGGAGCACACAGATTCACCCGACCATCGATCACACGTAGCTTATGCTCGAGAGCCCACGACTGGTGTTATCACGAATCTCTCCAATACGGCCATATGCCCCGCTGAGTATCCCGTGAAGCTGCCTCAGATTGACTTCCGGGTCTTGTATCCCGCTGGCGGTAGTAGCGACTACACGTTCTCCGATGGTACCGACCTGATGCACGCTGATTTCTGGAACACGTGGCAACAGCCGGCCCTAGAGCGGGTTGTAAGTGTGTGCTTGCAGGCATCTAGGAACTGTGGCCCCCTGATAGCCATTCCGTGAGGTGAACCTTGGCTGACGACGTAGCCGTAACAGCGGGAGCCGGAACCTCGATTGCCACTCAGGATCGGTCGGCCCGTCATTTCCAGCAGGTGATTCCCGCCGGCGGCGATACTATCGCTTCGGGCCGCGTCACCGTGACGACTACGGCCGCCGAGGCCATCGCCGCGAGGGCTAACCGTGAGTACGTCATCCTCTTGGCCCTGCCAGCAAATACAGATGTGGTCGACGTGGGAGATACTGCGACGGCCTCGGGTTCGGACTTCCCGCTGGTCCCCGGCGCATCGATTACGATTCCAACCGAGGATGCGATCTGGGCTGACGCAGCGAGCGGGTCACAGACGCTGGCCTATATCGAGGTATACGACTGATGAGCTACACCCCGCCAGTGGTTGGCGGCGATCAGACACTCACGACGATCGGTTCGATGGACATGCTCGGTGCGGCTTTTGCCTGGACGACACCAGCCGCTGCGGCCTATCCACTCGCTAACCTTGCTCTCTACATACCGTTCTCGGTCTCCCAAACGCTGACGGCGTATGAGGGGTGGGTGATTACCGGGACGGTCGCTGGGGGGAACTTCGATATCGGTGTCTACAGCGCCGCAGGCAGTAGGTTGACCTCTTCCGGTGCCACGGCGCGAACCGCAAGCGCAGTCGTCAACACTACGACGATGACCGACCTGGTGCTACTTCCGAACACCCGCTACTACATGGCCTTCGCCGCTGACGCGACGAGCAACTACATGTCTACAACCAACGTGGCGGGCCTGAACGAGGCGATGGGCATCTTGGAATCCACCACCAGCTATGTCCTTCCGACGACTCCAACGATGTCTCGCACGACTAGGGCCTATGTCCCGCAGTTCGGCTTGAACCTGTACACGGTGGCGATGTGATCCCCGCCTACCGTGCCCAAGATTTCGCTGATCTCCCCCCGGTGTTCCTATCGACCATGCATTCCAACTCGTACCGTGGCCCCATCCGCAACGCCGTACCAACGTCTGGTGCTTGGTCGGCAACTAACCGCATCATCTATATCCCGTTCTATCTCTCCCAAGGCCAAACGGTATATCGGTACTGGTGGTTGAATGGTGCGACGGTAGGAACCAACAACTTCCAAGTCGGGGTTTACGACGCCGCGTTCGCCGCGATCAACCGGGGCACATCGATCCTATCGGCCGGCACGGCGAACCTATGCCAGTTCGACAACATCACCGACTACTACCTAAGCCCGGGTCGGTACTACATGGCGATGTGGGGTTCGGGAACCACGGCGACGGTGTTCAGGCTCAGTGGCGTTCAAAGCGAGCCGATGGGCGCTTACTACGAGACGAACGCTGGTGGTCTTCCCACAACAGGAACACCGGCCGATACAGCGACCGCCACCACGCCGGCTATCCCGGTATTCGGCCTTGCTTTTAGAGCGACCGATCCGTAAGGAGATTCCATGGCCGGCCTAATCTGGCTATGGAACCAGCCAGTCGGTGGAGGCAACGCTACAGCAACACCGGCAACGATAGCTGTTACCACATCGGTCCTAGCCCCAACGATCCAAGGTGCAGCCAAGCCAACACCAAGCGCAATAGCGGCCACGGTCTCAGTACCGGCTCCAACGGTTCAGGGACAGGGCAAGCCGACTCCAGCCACCATCGCGGCAACGGTATCAGTCCCGGCACCAACCATACGTGGAACGGCTGTAACGACCTCAGCAACGGTCGCCGCAACCGTCTCGACTCCAGCACCAACGGTCAAGGGTGCGGCGATAGTCGCCCCATCGATCATCGCCATAGCAGCAGATGTACCGGCACCGACCATCATCGCTACGGGTGGCGGGAATGCAACGGCTACACCTGCCACCATAGCGGTTTCGGCCTCGGTACTTGCACCAACTGTTCTAGGAACGGCAGTCACAACCCCAAGCACGGTCGGAGTAACGAGTTCGGTACTTGCTCCCACCCCACAGGGTGCGGCCAAGACTACCCCGGCAGCGGTAGCGGCTACCGTAAGCGTCCTAGCACCTACACTCCGCTCAGATCGCACAGCAACACCTGCCACAATCGCAGCGACGGCGGCAGTTCTAGCACCAACGGTTCGTGGAACCGCAGTTGTAACTGGGGTCATGATTACGGCCGTGGTGGCGCTCCCCGCCCCAACTGTTATCACCGCAAGCATCAACGATGGCCTACCCGTAGAGGATCCACAGGCCGTGCTACTGGGTGTTGAGGGTAGAGCAGTTGCCTTAGAGGCCGAAGGTACAGCAAGGGCTCTGGGAACAGAAGGCACGGCCCAAACACAGGGAACCGAAGGAACCGCGCAGCTAGTGGGGGTCTAGATGACGACGGATACCGAGTTCATGGAGAAGGCCCGCACTATCGGGGTCTCACTTCGGCGCGGTACGTCCCAGAAGAAGCCCGTTATCAACGAGGACGATGGCACTCGGGCCGGCTATCACGTCGAGCATTGGGACGACCACCAGGACGCCGTAGCCCAACCCAAGCCGATTGAGGTCAAGCCGAAAGTGAACGAGGAGGAATAATGGCCTGGACTAAGAGTGGGCTATACGCGCTGGCATTCCGGGACGCCCTGGATACATCGAACTTGGCGGTGGACTTCCTGCTGACCACCCACAAGATCGCCATGTACAACAACACCGAGACCCCGGCATTTGAGTCAGAAGTAGGCTATGCGGCCACCAACGAGGTCTCAGGAACGGGCTATACGGCTGGTGGGCAGGTCATCACGTCCCCAACCTTCGCCGTAGCGGGAGCTACCGCCGTCCTGACCTACGACATGGGTGACCAAATCTGGGCATCCCCCACCTCGGTAACGGCTCGAGGGGCCAAGCTCTACGCCGATGCCCTGGGCACGAATGACCTCCTTGTTGGTGTGAACTTCGGCTCAGACTTCACCTCTACCGCTGGCACATTCACCATCCAGTGGGCGGCCGGTGGCGTCTTCACGATTACCTTCGCACCGTAATGTGGATCAAACAGGGCGACCTATATCCGCCGCTAAGAATCGACACCAACGCCGATGTGACAGGGGCAACCAGCAAGGTAGCCAAGATGCGCAAGGTGCATGGCTCAACCATCATTACCAAGACCCTGACCACATCAGGGGATCCCACTCAGGGCATCCTTGAGTACACATGGGTAGCCCCAGACACTGATGTACCAGGAACCTACCTAGTAGAGGCCATAGTCACCTTCGCCAGCGGTGCTATCCAGCGGTTCCCCCAGAGGTCATACCTCGAAGTGGTCATACGACCCAAGGTGGGCTGATGCGTAGACCATGCATCACTTGTGGCAGGCCCTCAGTAGCAGGCAGGAGTAGGTGCCCCCGTCATGGCCCTCGCAATGCGGCACGGCATGGCCCCTCCCCCTATGACTACGCTCACCAGCAGCGTAGAGATAAGAGGATCAAGGCAGGAGAACGCTGTGCCTGGGCCTACAAGGGTGGATGTAAGGGACCACTACACCTAGACCACATCAGACCCCTATCCCTAGGTGGTACTCGCACAGAGGAGAACGAACAGCTGCTATGCCGGTATCACAACACCTCAAAGGGCGGAAGGAATCGTCTAAAAAAGAATCTTCGATGAAGGCGAATACCAAAGGGGGGGGAGGCAAACGCGACATTATCGCGCTAGAG